TACTCCGGCTCCTACTATTACTATTCTCTTGTCCATATTCTATTTTATATTTTAAATATACAAAAAAAAGTGACCCAATCCAAAGATTGGGCCACAGCTCCTAAAATTTTTTAAATCGACAGGCTATGAATCTGTCTATATGTTATGCTATTTTTTTAACACTCATTACTCTATCTCCACGTCCAAAAAGATGGTTATCAATTTTATATTGCCATATTTTTGTTGAGCCCTCAGCATTATCTATATCTTCTTGAGTGATAGTTACTATTTCATCATCACCACCTGAACCACCATCAATAGTATATTCTACTTTATATTTTCCTGGTTCAGTAGGGAATTGGTCTTTAAGTTCTTCACTTAAAGCACGTTTAAGTTCTTCTTTTACCAATTGTTTTAAGCCGTCTAGCTTCATGATTTGTGTATTTTTAATTTCAAAGTACCAGTTCCTTTAATGACTCTATGCCATTCGTGTCTTGGTATAAATATACGTTCTTTTAGTGAGGTAGGCAACTGATCTTCTAACTGGAGTTTCCAGTCTGTATCTTCTAGGATTTCAACTGTTCTATCTTCATCATCACGATGCCATAATAGTTCAATTGGGTCTATATTTTCACTAAATTCGCGAATAATATATTTGTCAGTAACTTCTATATCCGTGTAAGGAGTCATTTAGAAGGTTTTATTTAAAGTAAATATTTCAGAATATATAGAATTACCGGAATTAGCAGTATCCCATTGGGCTGTAACTGATAGGGTATTATTTATTGTAGTATCAAAAGTGGTTGAGTTTATGGTACTAAAATTAATACCTTGGAAATCGGTTGATGCTTCTTTAGTATACATAAAAGCACCAGCTGTTGCTATATCTGCTACACCAGCAGCACCTATTTCATGAAGTGAAAAATATATTTCTAATTTATAACCATTACTAGTAGCACCTGCCATAGTAATATTTCCTGTATCTGCTAATACAACAGACCCTGCTTTGATTCTTATTCTTAAATTATTATTATTTTGTGAAGAAAGAGTTCCAGTTATAATAGCATGGTAAGCGTCCCCTTTTGTAAATCTATTAGCAGGAACTGATAGTGTACCTACTCCCCCACCTATTAAACTTAATTCGGATGTTGTATTAACAATAGGAGTACTAGAACCAGTTTGATTAAATAATCCATAGTTATTTCCGGGGACATAGATCATATTATTCAGTGTGGTGTATTTTGTTACACCACCTTGTACTGCAGCAAATAATTCTGTTCCATCTAATGTACCCGCTGGGGGTAATCCTGATATTGGTAAATTAGGCATATCCTGTTATTAAAATTTTACTTCCGTCTTCTTGTTCTAAATCAAATAAATCTTCTTGTAATAACACACCTATAACTTGAAGAGTTAAGGGTTTTGGTCCTTTAGGTTGATCATTTAACCAATTTTGTCTTGCAAGAGATAAGTCATAGATATATTGATTATATTCTTTTACCTGTTCGTTTAATTGGAGTTTACTAATTCTATCCAATTTAACAAACTGAGGCCATGATATTTCTTCAAAGATGTTCATTCTCCTTTACGCTCTTGCCATTCGTAAGATACACTATCTTTTTCAATAGGACCACCTTTAGCCCAAGTTCTACAAGTACGAGCTGAATGACATTTGAAACTGTGCATCCAACAATATCCTAATCTACCATTATCATCTGATAAAGGTCCAGGCATACAATCTTCCATTCTTGGGGAAATATCAAAAGCGGCACAATTAGCACATAAAGATTGTTTAGCAGCTTCAACTGTTGTATCCCAATGTTCTGCTAATTCATCCCAAAAATCTCCAGGTTCATCAACATTTAAAGGACCATATTTAATATAATCGGCTTTAATAGCTGAGTCTCTATTTCTGGTGTTAAGTTCTAAGTCTTGTGTGGGAAGAGGACAAGCCATCGCTGCTTCGTATAATTTTCCTTCAGCTAAATATTGTTTTAAGTCAAAAGTGTCCATATTATTTTGTTTTTCCCCATTTAGTACCTTTACCAGGTGTTTTACATTGAGCAGGTGTAGGACGGCATGATGGGTATTTGGAGCGTTTTTCTCCTTCTTCACGTCCACATGCTTTATATCCTGTTACTTTACCATCTTTTCTGATTGGTGCATTACAATCAACCCATCCACCTTTTTTACCAGGTGTTCCTTTACGTTTAAACCAAGTGCGGAGAGTTTCTTTTACTTTTTCTTGGATTACTTCTTCTTTTATACCTTTCCAAATCATTCCTTTGCGGCATTTTACAACAGCGCCGGATTTGTAAGCAGATGGTTTGTCGTATTTGCGGTCTGCAATACGAAGACATCTGTCACGTTTTTTCTTTTCTTCAGAAAGAACTTCGTTGATAAGTTTATCCAATCTATCCATCACCAGAATCCTGAAAAAGATGATTTTAATCCGAGTAATTTAGCGTATCTTGGTAAGCGACATGACCAGTAAGATGGTTTTGTTCTATCTTTTTTATTTTTACAATCGTGACGTGCAGCAAATGCTCTACGTGCTTTTGGATCGTTTATTTTAGCAGACATACCTGCTTGTCCAAAAGATACTTTTTTAACTTTTCCTTTATCTCTAACGTAAACGTAGAATTTTTTAGATCCACCACGTTTTGGTTTTCCAATTGGTGGGGTTTTCTTTTTATCTTCAGCTTCTTCAAGCTCTTCTTCCTCTAACATAGGTAGATCTAAAGGAACTTTTTTACCTTCATACATTCCATAGTTACCTAGATCAGTTTCCTCTAAAATTTCTTTATCATCGTCATTAACATGAATTACTTCACGTAAATACAATGAACGAGCTTCTGCCCATAAATTAAGGAACGATTTGGAACCATATCGGAACGTGTTTTCGGTAAGTGGGAGTTTATTTTCCACGTGATAACGCAGATTTTCCGATAATATTTCCTTTGGGGCTATACTTTCGTTTAAGATAACGCCAGCGTTACCTACGTTTTCACAAGTGTTACAACCACAGCTACATTTTTCTTCTGTAACATGGTGATATACTTCTTGGATGAGTTTTTTAAGGCGAGTCTTGTCCATGCTAATAAATATTAATTGAAAGAATCGTACTTTAATCTTACGACATTACCTTTTAAATCATCACTATCTTTTCTGAATAATGATTTTTTGGTTTGGAGGAGTGCTCTTAAACCTCTTGTTTTTCTTCTACTTTTATCGTGTCTAATATTCAAAATAGGTTGAGCGTTATCGGCAATAACATCTTCCATAGTAACATAAAGTTTACTACAAGTTATAGTCAATGTATCTCCTTCTACTTTAAAATCACCAGGTCTCCAAGTACGAACAGCAACAGGAACATTATCGTTTCCAAAAATAACTTGCTGTACATCTTGTTCTGGTAGGTCATCTACAATAACTCCTGAAATGGGTTTATCTTCTTTTTTATTGTACATTTTGATAATAACCTTATCTTCATTTCCTCTTGCATCAACATAAGGAACATAAGATACAGCATCACCTAATTTACCTGTAACAATAGCATCTGCTAGGTTTGCTACTTCATTTTTGAATCGTACATCAGCAGATTCCCAATATATTGCATTATCTTTTTTTAAAGATAAACCTCCTATTTTTTTCTCACCATCATAGAAATCAACATCTGATTTTGAATAGTCTGAGGTTTCTAGTCCAGTACCAACTGCTTTTGAAATGTTTGGGTATTTGACTGATTTTTTACCATCAGTTATGATAATATTTTTAGGACCACCTTCTAAAGCAGTATTAACATTGTTAATGAATATATCTTCATTATCTAGACCTGCAGATCCTGTTCCTTGTTTTTCACTAGGTTTAACACCAAATTTAACATCACCATAATAGAATTGTCCTATAGAAGAAAAACTAGATGGGGTTGGATCATATTTAATATCTGTACCTGTTTTAGTTTTAATAGCTTCGATTTTATCAACATACGATAAACGTTCAGAGCCAGGAACCAAAACATAAAAGTTATATCCTGAAATTTTGAAGTCTTTATCTTCAAGACCTAATTCACTTTTAAGGATATTCATGATCTCTTCAGCATCTTGACGTTTATCCTCATCTAAAAGATGAAATTCACCCTCAACGATTTCACTAATCATTTGGCTAAGAAAGTTAATATCCTGATCATTTTTCATGTCAGGATATCCTTTTGGAAATTTGTAAGATACGCTTCGTATAAATTGTTCTAAAATATCCATTATGCTTCTGCTGGTGTTTCTTCTGGTGTTTCAGCTGCTGGGGTTTCTGCTGGTGCTTCTGCTCCTGGAAGTTCAGCTCCTAAATCAGCGGCTCCACCTTCAGCTCCCATTTCTGCTCCTTCTTCTGCTTTAGCACCATAGCGTAAAATATTTGCTATAGACATAGCAGCTCTTTCTTCTTCAGGTAAATTAAGTAGGTAATATTTTTTACCTTCTACCTGTGCAACCCAACTACGTTTACCATAGATCAAATAAAACAGTTGTCCGTTTTGTAGATTGATTCTAAATGTAGAAGGACGTGGTGCAACCCAATCAATTGATGCTACAAAGCTATCATATTCTGGGGTTAATAGGTCAACGATAACTTTTTTAAGCTCAGGGAATTTGGTCAATTCATCATATTGAACTGCCTCTTCAGGTGTTACTGTCATATTTGAGTACACCTGCTTGGTTAAAGCCTTGAGTCTATTTACAAGTTCTTCGCGTGTCATTATTTATTTTTAAGTTTAGCTAGAATAGCTTCTTTAATTTTCTGTGCTTGTGCTGTGGCAATACGACCTGCTTTTTCATCAGACATTCCTTGAGCTTTTAAAGCATCAAAAATTTTACCACGTTTTTTGATTTGCTTTTTTGACATTTCGTCAATTGCCCCCTCTTCAGAAGCAACACCTACCATAGCATCAATTTGAGGTTCTTGTAATTCAAATTCAAGGTAGTGTTTTGCTGAGGAGATCATGTTTTTAGCAGTGGTAATTTTTGACTGCCACCATCCAGGAAAATCAACTTCTTGAGGACCTTCAAATTGATCAACCATTTTATACAATTCCATAGCGTATTTGCCTATTTTGTATAATTCAGCTTTAATCATATGTGGCTCATCATCTGTGTGGCCTAAATCAAGATCTTCTTCTAATTCTTCTCTATAACCTCTAATGTCACCTTCATAATCACCACCTGCAGTGTCTACAATGTCGGCTTGGATATTATCCATCCATTCACCCCAATTTTTACCATCGTTTCTAACAAGGTCCATAATTAATGCTAAAGCATCTTCTGGTTGATATTGGATCATGGTTGAAAAGTAGTCTTCGATTTCGTCAGTTACTCCTTCTTTCAGATCAACTCCACGAGCTTTTAAAATATCGGCTTTAGTTACTTTGCCGTCTCCGGTCAAATCAGGAAATGATTTTTTCTTTTCTGTTAAAGCATCAATAACCATTTCTCTCAATCTATTATTTTCCATTGTTTCTTCGGGTTGTGGTTCTTCAATGTTGTTGGCTGCTTGTTTTTTTACTTGATTTACAGCAGTACCATAAGCTACATTTTCGGCATTTTTACCATACTTACTAACTAATCTATCACGACGTTTTGGATCATTTACGATTGCCAAAAAATTGTCATAGATTTTTTTAGATTCGTCTGGTGAAAATGCCTCATGTAGTTTCATTTCTTAAGCTTTGTCTTCTGCAGTTGATGTCTTTTTGAAATCTGCTGCAAGTTTTTTAATGCTATTAGCTGCACTACGTGCACGTCCGCGAGCTGCTTTTGATGTTTTAGCGTGCTCAGCTTCCATAATAGCAACTTGTTCTTTGATTGCGTCTAAAAGTTGTGTTGTGTTCATAGATTTTATTAATTATAGATTATTAAATATTAGCCTTCTCCACCACCAATATATTCGCTAACGAAAAATTTAAGTGTGTTTCCGACTTGTGTTTCAAGTTTTTCATTGCCCATTCCTTTTGCAATCTGGAATGCTTTCATAAGATGGTCCATAAGATCACCTTCGGTACCTTCCATGTCAGCAGCGATATCTTCTAAACCACCGGTAGGTGCTTCTTCAGCAGGCATTTCTTCATCTGCAGGTATTTCTTCTTCAGTGTCAGTTACTTCAACGTCTTCAACGTCTTCTTCTTTATCTTTTTTAGCTTCATCTAAGAATCCACCATCAGCATAAGCATCCATCATATCTGCTTCTTCTTCTCCTGGGTCATTGTCCTCGTAAACTGGGTCATAGTCTTGGGCTACAACAGCGGCACCATCTAATTCAGCAACGATCATTTCTTTGATTTTTGCTTTTAAAGATGCTTTTTTATCATCTTTCATATCTTTTTCTAGTGCATCGATATGTTCAGCATCATCAGCTTCAGCATCCTTATAATATTCGTTTTCGTTTAACGATTTGATAGAAGGATTTAAGTTCTCAATAGCTTTGTTTTCCTTTAAGAATTTTTTTAAGTCAAAATTATCCATTATTTCTTCTTGTTATTTGTGTATAAATATTCGGAAAGTAGTGTTCCTATCACTCCTGTTTTCTGTCTGATAAAAGACCATTCATCTCTTACCAGATGATGTGGTTCTTTAAATGATATACCTAATACACCAATTAAATGATCATCTAAACTATATAAACCAAGCATACAAATAGATTTGGTTCCAAATTGTAGAGTTAAATGTTCTAAACCATATGTGTCTTCAGCTGTACTTACGTCATCAATAGCCAATTCTGTATCTTTATAAATTTTAGCTAATACTCTAGGAAATAGAGATACTGGGATGTTTTGGAATGTATGTTGAATATTTGGAGTATTTGGGGAAGTTTTTTCATGAAAAAATGAAAACTTCTGAATTGATTTACCTGTAGGGTAAAAATGGCCTCCGTTATGGAATTGAGCTAACCAAATACGATCACAATTGAGTTCCTCCATTATAGCATCTAATTGATCTTCTATTAAATTAGAGGTTTCAAGGGCTTCACGTACAGGAGTTTTTTCTTCTTTTTTCTCCATTTTAAGTTTTACCCAATTAACTACAATGGGGCCAATTACAGCAGTAATTAACGCTACAAATATAGTTTCAAGCATTACAATAGTTTCCATTATTTTTTTAATGAATTTAAATATTTGATTACATCATCCAAAGACTGTTGAGCCTTTTCTCTGTCTATTCCCCCAACCCATTTTTGCACTTCACCATTTTCAGAAACATACCCATCAGCAGTATCCGCTAAAATAGTTTCAAACCAATTTTTATATTCTTGTATTTGTTGATCAATTTCAGCATTAAATGTTTGATTAGTATAATCTTCCCAAGTGCCAGCAATTTTCATCTGAGTTTCGGTTTTGGTTCTACAATCTAAACATTCGTTATATGCTTTAAAATAGAATGAATCTAACTGTTTATCCATTATTTGTTTACACTTAGGGCAAAACAATGGAACAGCTGCTTTTTTAATTTTATCTAGTTTGGTGATATTTTCTTTGATACCATCTCGGATAGTCCAAGTTTTACCTCTTTCTTCCCAAACATCGCCTTCTTTGTGATCTTCTCTTACTTCACCACTATAACCAATTCCCATAGTAGTGCGATCACCGTGTTTACCTTTTACAAGGTTACGTAAACGTTCTACATCACGTTTTTGGAATTCTTTTTTTAGAACATTATCTTTCATTATAACCCTAAATCTTTTAATTGTTTAATAGTATTAGCTGCTGAAGTGTGGTGGATACCAATACCTCCTTTAGCAATCCAGCTTTCAATAGTATCTTCTCTATCATCTATCAAAATACGATTTTTACCTGAAAATTCTGGTTTAAGTTGGGCTTTTCTAAAATATACATTTTTTGCCTCAGGTAATTCTCTTTCTACCCATTCACGTTTTGCTATTTTAGAGCCTGGATCTAATGAGGGGGCTGTTAAAACATATGGCTTGTATGGAGAAATATAGTTCCAAAGAGTTTTACCATCTGGCATCCAAGGTAAGTTTACCCAATAATCATATTCTGTTAAACCTTTTTCCTTAAGACTTTTATCTAATAGTCTCCAGAAATCATTTTTATCTTGAACGTCATGGTGTTTTGTACTTTTACCAGTTAGTTCTTCATATCCTTTATCGAAGTCAACTAATACACCATCCATATCACAAAAAATGAGATACTTTGGTTTGATTGCTTCGTATAAATCTAATAAATTTGGCATTTTGTAAAGTTAGAATTTTGGCAAATTTAATGCAGGTAGCCTACGTCTCCAAAGATCCATTATTTCTTCTTTTTGTTCAGGTGTAATATCTTGAGCATCTAAATATGTGTTGATCACATCTCCAAATGGACGTTTGTCTTTTTTAGCGCGAAAATACATTCCTTGTAGATTAGCATCTATTTCCTTTTCAAGTTTGAAATAATCCGCTCTAGGTAACATTTCCATGTCTATCATTTGACGGATAAACATATCATCTTCCATCGTTTTATCTGGGTTGGAGGTAAATCCTTCACCATGAGTTAAATGTTCAATTTCATGGCGGATAACATCTTTCAAGTTCATTGAAATTTCTTCCCAAAATTCAGGGAGTTTTTTAGGATCTATTTCAAAACGTACTTGGATGTAATCTTCAGTATCATCAGCACCACCATCTACATTTAATTTTCCTAAGCCAGGAACTACTGAAATGTTAGCGTCTATTGAGATTTCTTCGTCTCCAAAAGGGAATGATTGTTCCAAACGAGATGCTAAAGCACCATTGTTAATATCTTCTCTCCATTGTTTAAAGATAGTAGAGGATATTTGGTTTGATATTTTATCGTAACGGCCTTCATTTAATACACCTTCAGTAAGTGTATCTGTCCAATTACGAAAAGTCATATTTCCTTTTTCGTATGCTTCTCTTTCGATTTCAGGTAAATCACCTTCCTCGTTTGTGTTTTGAGTAGTAATACCTTCTAAACGACCATCACAGTTTTGCATATGATGAACCATTTCATGCGCGTATGAACGCATAACATCTTTTGGATGACGACCCATAGTGTAAAGTACTATAACGCGTTCATTTGGGTTATAATATGCTGTTTTACCGAAGAAATTTTTAGCGTTTTCAGCATCATCGTTTACAAATTTCACTTTAGGTAAAGGACGAATATTCATGCCTTTATCTAACATATATTCTGTAAGTGATTTAATCATTGGAGGATAGCTAAACTCACTAGGTTCAGCATACATTTCTTCAATAGGGGTTTTTTGAAGAATAGACCAAACTTCTTCTTTTTCTTCATCTGAAAGTTCAGTTGGGAGATATGATTGGAATCTTTCTTTTTCTCCACCAATTAAGGCAGCACGTGTATTTGTACCACTAATACGATTTTCACCTTCTTCTGACTTAATTACGATTGTCTGGAAGTTATCGTATTTTCCTTTTAAGCTATCAAAGCGTTTTAAATCACCTAAATCCATTTCACCTCGAATTCCTACTACAGGATAGTAAGTGTTTTGTGGATTATTTTTAATTATAGAAGCAACGTCTGCAACTGGGGATGAATTATCTGAAATTTGAATTTCAACATTTGAAGGAAGATATTTTTTGTAAATATCCCATATTGCTTTACTTTCCTCTTTAGAAACACCGTCTCGGTTTTTATGACCGATTAAAACAATTACTTTATCAATGTTTGAGTTTTTAGCTACTTCATCAACTAAAGAGAAATGACCCACTGTAGGTGGTTTGAATCCACCAGGAACAAGAGCAATTTTTTGTCCTTCTTGTTCTAAAATAGGTTGTATAAGTGACTTAACGAGTGAATTCATCTATTTTACTTTTTGCTGTCTCTATTGAATCAAATTCAGGTTCTTTTTGGAGTAAAGCTTGTATTTGTTGATTAACGGCTTCTTTTTCTGCTTTTGACTTTGCTAGTTCCTCAGGAGATTTTTCTTTTCCTTTCGGTTGAGGGAACAATTTTTGAATAGCTTCAGAATCAAATGTTTTATTAGCGTCTGAAGGGTCGTTGTTTATAACAACTATATTGTTTCCAAATAATTGTCTGTATGGTTCAATATTGTTAATTACATTAGCCCAGCTTTTCAATACTGCACTTGTAGGTAAACTTCTACCACGTTGAGCATTACGAGTCAACGAAGTCATCGGTGAAACATAAATTAAAACCATAAAAACATCGTAACCCATGTTTTCAAGTTCTTCTTTTTTCTTTGACACTACTTTATATGAAGCACCAGTTCCATCAACAATAATATTGTTCAGATTGGTAGTAGCTAACAACTCTTTTTCTTTAGTTGTAGCTCTAGCCTTACCCATCATTTTAGCAGCAATGGAAAGTTCTTCAGGGGACATTGAAGCAAAGTCTGATTTGCCTAGTTCTTTTTGTAAGAGTTCTTCAAAATCATCATCTACATTAATTGTAGTAAAACCTTGAAGACCTAATTGGTTAAGTGTATAGGATTTTCCTGCGCCCGCAGGACCTGCCATCAAAATGGCTTTAGGTTTGGCTTGAACCTCCTTTAACAATTGAACCAGGCTTATCATACTTATACGTATTACAAATCTCGTTTAGCTGTTGTTCTAAATTCAGTAAATACTGGGGAATGTGTTGGATTTTCTAGGTCAAATAGACGTTTTACTGTTTTAAAGATATCAATATTTTCCTCAAACGTGCGGGATGACTCAACTACCTCCCAACCTTTGCCTTGCATTTTATCTTTTTTAGCACCTCGTTTAGATGATTTTAACCATAAAATACCGTAACGGTCTATTTTCTTTCCAAAACATTCTTCATAGCACTGACCATAAACTGCTGTTTGTAGTTCATATACGGTTTGGATTTGATTAGAGGTTTTTAAATCTAATAACCATAGTTCACTATTGATTTCAACAATCAAGTCACACGTACCTGCTACTTTAAGTTCATCTGAAAAGATATGGACTTCAGTTTCAATTAAAGTTGGTTTATGTGTTTCCCAAAATTCAACAAAACGTAAAAACATTTGCCAAACATCAGGATTGTATTGTGGACGACCACGTTCATCTAGAAAGTTTAATTCCTCACCATTTAAATAAGCTTCAGCCAGTTCATGTACTTGAGTACCTTCTTCAGCGGCTTTTTTAACGATATAGTCAGCAGAGAAACCTACTTGTTTTAACCAGTTTTCAAAAAATTTCCCTTTTGGATAATAACCTAAAACATACGTTACTGAAGGGTAATACTTTCCATTGCGACGATAGTAGCGAGAATCTGGAAGGGTTATTTGAGTTGCGTCTTCCGAAATCTCTAAAATGCGATTATAGGATTGTTTAATGTTCCTTTTCTTCATAGAGTAAATAATTTTTTCTCCATCAGTTTATATTGTGTTAATGGAGAAACGGTTTGTATCAATTTGGTGAAGTTTTCAAATCCCATTTCACTAGGATCCTTACCTTCAAGTTCTACCAAATAGACTTCTTTCCCAATGTCCAAAAGCTGTTCACAAAAACCAAGGGCTTTTGAAATAGCATCGTTATCTAGGGCAATATATATTTTTTGTACTTTAGATTCTACTAGCTTTTTCATCAAACTAGATTGAATATTTTTACCAAGTAATGGAACTACGTTGCGTTTGATTGCCATAGCATCAAATGGACCCTCACATAGTATAATAGGCAAATCCCAGTTAATAAACAATTCAAACGGTATAATATCGCGAGACGTTTCAGGGTTGCGGTACTTGGTATAAGGATCTTTTTCAAATGATCTCGCGGTGAAATAATTTAATTTACCGGTGCTATCATATGAGGGTATAACAATCATATTAGCATACTGTCCTGAGTCACAATAGCCTATATTATATTTGAGAATATCTTGTTTAGTAATGTTTCTTTTCTTGAGATAAGCAAAAGCATGTCTTGCTACAATATCTTTATTGTTAATAAAGGTTTTAAATTCCTTTGGTAATTCAAGTAAAGCATGTTTTACCTCTCCTATATCTTCAGTAGAGACGTTTTTTACAAGTTTAGAAAGTTCTTGAAAGTAGGAAGCATCAACTTGTACTTGTTTAAATAAACTTCTTATGGTTTTACCTTTTTTACCACAAGCCCAACAAGCCCATTTGTTGATACCGTCTTTGTTTTCGGTAAAATTGACTTCGAGTTTTGGTTTGTGATGATGGCAAAACGGACAAGTGTATGCTTGATTCCCTCGTGCTGTACGTTTGCCTGTGCCTAAGACACCGTTAACTAGATTAACTAACAGTTCATTTATCATAACCTTAAGATACAATATCTTTTTTAGATATCAAAATCTTTTCGGAAAAACTTGCCTAAAATATTGTCGTTGAAATATAGATCGGGTTCCTCTAAAACTCTATAAACAAACAATGTTTGTGTTTCATAGTATGTTAAGAGTTTTTTAGTAGAACACATTATTAAAATCTCGCGTTTAAAATTTTCTAATGATTCAGTTTTTTTAAGTTCAAGTAATGTTTTGTTTGAACCCCAGTATTTTTTCCAATCAGATTCTTTAATTACCATCTTGTAGGAAGCTCTACGGCCTGCTACACCTTCGTACATTGCAAGTTCCTTTTTAGTTAACTTTACTTTTTTGTTATGGTAAAGTACTTTTTTCCCAATATAGGATTTGCCTGAAGGTATATGGGTAATCTTGTAAATGAATCCAAATGTGTTATTTGGAAATTGAGAAAAGTCCTCAATTTCTTCTTTTTTATATAACCAATTTGACATAATATTTTAATTATTTACTCCAACCCTGATAGTAGAAAGTACCTGAACCTGCTCCAGTACTGCTTCTAAATGTTAAATTAGGAGATGAAAATGAAACACCAACATATTCTGTATTAGAAGCGGCCATTGCTGTTACAAATAAATCAACTCCTAAAGCAGATGGAGATAAATCAGGGAATGCAGTACTCATGTTTATAGTAGCTTGTCCACTACTAAAAGAACCAGCACCTGCAAATGGTTTTGATGTAAGAGCTGAGGTGCCTGGTCTTTGTAGGGCAATTGTAGTAGAAGTACCTCCACTACTATTTAAAGCATGTGATGCAGTAATAGCATATGAAGATGAAATAGCAGTTGAAGCGGAACCTGTTAAACTTCCACTTATAGAAACATTATATGCTCCTGTTGTACCTCCACCTGAGGTAAAGGCATCATATAATTGGAGGATGTCTGTTGGTTCAATTGTATTACCGTCTGTAATATTTGAAGAATTTAGAGTTGCCATAATTTTATAAGTCTAAATTTATAAGTATTGTAGTATCTGTTACTGCGGAAGTTGGTAAGGGTTGTGCAAGTTTTGCTACTGCTAACAAGTTATAACTATTATCATATAATCCTACTGTTGTAACATAAGGTGAAAAATATGAACCAGTTGCAAAACCATATAAAACTCCACTATTTAAACTTCCAGAAACTAGAGTTGGGTTTTGAGAGAAATTAAATTCATTTTCTCGAATAGTACATTTATATTGTGTTTCGTAAATATCAAATGAAGATGAAAATGAACATGTAATATTTGATCCAGTAATAAAATCAGTAATAAAAGATGCATCACCTACACCATAACTACTAGTTCCATAGGTAGCAAATCCATATCCATCTTGTTTTGGAATACCATCACTAGTTAAAATGATCATTCCATGTTCATAAATTATATCTCCTACTTTATAACTTCCAGATACGACATTTCCTTCACCATCATCGTTTAAAGTAAAAAGTGCATTAGATAAGGTTAATGTTCCTGGTTTAACATATTCTCCAAATAAATTAGAAGGTATAGAAATAACTCCTACTATATCGTTTGATCCAGTAGGAAAATATCTATTTGCTAATAGAGTAGAAGATAAATAGTTATAATAATTTGGAGTATAAGCTGCACCTGTTATAGTACCATCTGTATTAAAAGAGGCTGTTGCTGCTGGGGATCCATCATCTCCTAAAAGATAATTTGAGTAATAAAGTTCTCTAATAGAACGATATACTAAAACCTCATCTTGAGTATTAATTTGGCCTGTTGGGTATGAACCAGAAACCCAAATAGGAGCAGTAACATTACGTCCAATGTATCTGTCAATTTCTACGTTTGAAGCGGTTAATTCATTTCCTCTAAAGGTAAATGACTTATTTACCTCAAAAGGAGATACAATGACATCAGACGTTATAAATGACTTGAATACGCTCATTCATTCTTAGAAATCTAGTTTAACTCGTACGAGTGCTTCTTTTGTAAAGTCTTTCAATAATGGACGTGACATTTTAGCAACTGCTAATAAGTCATTACTATCATTATACATTCCTACAGTTGTAATATATACTTGAGGAGCGTTAATAAAGTTATCATAAATTACCTCACCTGTAGAACCTGAAATAAATGATGGGTTTTCTGAGTAGTTAAATTCAGAGTTACGTGCTCTAACAAATACATAATCTGAAGTAACTGTTTCTTGGGAATTTAATGCAAATGAACCTGCTCCGCTAATAGCATTAAATAAACGTCGATTGTTTAAACCATCAGAATTATTTGAACGAGATGGGAATACTCTGAGTGATTGAGATATTGCATATGGATTTAATAAAATGGTCCCTAATTGAGGGAATACTAAACCATAAGATCCTGAATTTGTTACATATCCACCAGTTGCTGAATTTCCTGCTGTACCATTAGAACCAGAAATTAATTGGTATACTTGAGTAGCACCTATAAATGTATTTACTGAGGTATCAAGTGAATTATCTGTTAAATTAATAGTACCACCTGGGCCTGTAAGTTGAAGATTTAAT